AAGCCTCACGGCCAGAGCTGATGGAACTATCCGAGTGGCGAACATGGGAAACGTTGGCAGCAATCAGGATTGCGTCGGCACGCTTTGTTTCCCAATCCCATGATTTCTAGCTTTCCGTAGCCCTCACTGCTACCTTTAAGTTTCAGGACACAGGATCGTTTGTTGGCGCCCTATATGGTGGATCCAACACGATTACCGTCAAGGGCAACATGCTGTATGTCGATTTGAGCTCTTTCAAATCAACCGTCGAAATCTCGAACTACCGTGTCTGGTTATATCAGTCAGGGATACGTCCATCGGCCACAATTGGACTGGGATGTGTTGGATCAAGTCTTGCGGATCCGCACTACAACAAGCAAGCGAATTGGAATCCAGATGGCAGTATTACGTTACTTGGCGGGGTTGGCAGGGATAACATCCTGATACAGCGTTTTTCCATGCCGATTCCTAGTGGAGTGACGTTCTCCTAGACAAGTGGCACCGTGATACAGCCTTCGACCCATCCCCAGTTTGCGCTTACTGTCATCTTTCCCGAGGAACGCAAGGCGATGGTGTGCTGCGCCACCTGCACTTCGACGCCATGCAATCCGATGCTCGAATTGGATACTGCGGCGCAATGCACCTCGAAAGCCGCCTCCAAACCGGCTGGGAGTGTGAAAAGCGGGGATATCTCCCATTCTTTCGCCGCATTCCAGTCGCTACCGACTCGGATTGCGTGGAATGCGACTAGAAGCATCCTGCCGACCAAGGCGGTGCGGTAATCCACTTTCCAGTTCGTGTTCGGCGCGGAAAGGGTTACGGAAAGCTATTCAGGCGAGAATGTAGGTCATCGTCCCGGAGAACGTGCCGCTGTTCTGCACCGCGCCACAATTGGCATAACGGAAATTGCCATTCGTTTCCAGAATGAAATCACGCTGGCTGCCACCATCACGCCCCGACCACGTACCATGCGTGACGACCGCAGGCCTCCAACCCTCCGGAATTGTACCGAACTGTCCACTGCCCCACGAGTCAGTGCTCGCGCTTTTCCAGTTGATGCTAATCTGCGCGATCTTGCCAGACTTCACGCCGGTCACGGTGCCATACTGCGATTTAATCAAAGTCTGGGTTACGGAAAGCTATTGCAGTGCCATCCAACAGCCGTGCGCCGTGGAGTAAGCGGATTTCGGGTCGCCAAGCATCTGCACCTTCCCATCACGCATGACAAGCAGGCTGAAACCGCAGGACGGGAACGATATGATGCTCTGGTCGGCGAGCGGGCGGAACGCTTCAGGGACGGTCTCAACCGTCGTCGAGTAGTTCTGCTGTCCACTGCCGTCGAACTTGACGTTGCCGTTGATCGTGACGATGCGTCCGACGCGACATAGAGTGAGTCTGCTGTTCGTGTATGGAGGTTTCCATGGCTGGGTTACGGAATCCCACAGCTGGCTCATCGGAGGCAACTGCTTGACAAGCATGACAGGAGTTCCAGCGGTGATGCCACTGATCGGGATACGGGCGATCGGAATCCATACGGTGCCGGAATTGTTCAGGATACTACCCGACGGTACCGTGGGGTCAGCCGCCGTGCCACTGGTGGCGGTGCCCTTCAGCACCGCGAGCGCGATCGTTTCGATGTTGTTCGAGTCTCGTGTGTATTTCACGCAGATTAGGTCGTTGCGGTTCCGTCCTGTGACTCCGCTTTCGATGGTGACGGTTTCCGCCGCGGTGACGCGTGCGTATCGTCCTTCGATCACAAGGTTGAGGACTGGGACGAGCGCTTTGTTTGCTGACTGCATGGTCACGGCGGGGAATTTGCCGTCGCCGCCTTGCAGCATGTAGTTGCCGTTTCCGACCAGTCCGGCCTGCATGGCTCCTTGGTCGCTGGATGTGATGTGCGGAGCGCCGGCCTTGCCGGTGATGAGATTCATGGTCATGGTCATTCCTTCCTATCTGTTGTGTTGTTGAGGTATGCGGCGTAGGCGGCGTCCTGCGTGGCTGCCAGCGCTTTGAACGTCTGCCAGCATGCGGTACAGACGAGCGCGCCCTGTGCGACTCCGTCGACGGTGGTGTGGGTGATGTCGTGCCAGTCGCTGGAGGTGCGTGGGTCACCGTCGGCGAGGTATGCGGAGGCGTGGCATCGGTCGCAGGTGTATCTGGTGATGTTCGTGGTTCGTGCCATTGATGTTCCTTTCTCTTTCAGGCTGTGCGCTGGTAGATGTGTCCCGGAAGCGTCGTGCCGCATTCCTTCCAAGTGCCTCCGTAGGTTGTTCCCGGATTGGCCGTGGAAGTGGTCCAGTAAAGGGAGCCCACGGGGTGGGCGGCGATGAATGCCTGGCTCACGCTCATGCCGTTGTCTCCCTTGTCACCCTTCGGCCCTTTGTGCACGACGTAGCTACCGACGCCTTTGACAGTCACATCGCTACCGTTGATGGCGGTGACCTGCCAGAACCCAAGTTCAAGACCATCTGCGGCTGGATATTGGTCAAAAATGGTGTCTCCGACCTGCAGGTTTCCATTTGGCTGAATACCAGATAGGGCAATTTTTCTCACTTCTCCGCCCGCACCCGAATCGTTGATGTCGCCATTGAATTTCCGTAGGCTCAGTCCTCGTGGCCCAGTGGCTCCCGTTGGACCCTTCGCCCCGGTGGCGCCGGTCGCTCCGGTGGCCCCGGCAGGGCCCTGCGGTCCTTGCACTCCCTGCTTGCCTTGCGGTCCGGTGTCGCCCTTGGGGCCTTTGACATTGCCGAGCAGAATCTTCGTCATGCGTGCTCCTTACTTTCCGTCATTGATCATGTAGTACAGGTCGCCAGTCGCCTGATCGTAGGAGACGGGAGCCTCTGACGCGGTGGCCGTGTCCGCGTATACGGCGTACAGGTCTCCGTTCGGATCGACCTGCAGCGTGAAGAATCCTGATGCGGGTGCCGTCACGCCGCTGGCGCCCTGCGGACCGGACGGCCCCTGTGGACCCTGCAGTCCCTGAACGCCCTGCGCTCCTTGCTTGCCTTGCGGGCCGGTGGCCCCGGTAGCTCCAATGGGACCGGTGGGGCCAATGGGACCGGTAGGACCAGTAGGCCCGGTGGGACCTGCTGGCCCGGCCGGCCCGATATCCCCTTTGTCTCCCTTGTCACCCTTCAGACCTTCAGGGCCTTGCGGACCAGTAGGCCCGGCGGCTCCAGTGGCTCCTTTGGGGCCTTGCGCACCGATGATGGATTGACGGGAAATCGTCTTTCCCGTGAATAGGCTGCCGGACTGTGAAACGCACTGCCAGACGATGCTGTATTTTCCGCCACCTGACAATGCGGTCGAATATTCGTTGGCGAGTGGTGTTCGGTTCAACCATTCGCTCACGTTCCCCGTGAAAGTGGATCCCACCGGATATTCGCCGACGAGGGATTTCTTCATCACGAGCGCCGGAAGGCCGACGTCGCCTTTAGCTCCCTGAACGCCCTGCGCTCCTTGCTTGCCTTGCTTGCCTTGCGGGCCGGTGGCCCCGGTATCGCCCTTGTCACCTTTGGGGCCTTTGATGTTGCCGATCAATAGTCGCGCCATGTGTCACCTTTCCGGGATGTCCACGTACAGGTTCCCGCTCTCGGAGTCCCAGACGAACGAGGGTGGGTTCGTGTTGTCCGGATAGTTCACGTACAGGTCGCCGTCGCCTTCCATGCTGAGCGTGAAGAAGCCGTTCGAGGGGGCGGATACGCCGCTGTCGCCCTTGTCACCCTTCTCCCCTTGCGGGCCCTGGATGCCTTGGGAACCTTGGATGCCTTGTCTGCCCTGGGGGCCGGTCGCTCCCTGTGGACCCGTGGGACCCTGCGGACCTGTGGAACCCGTCGGGCCTTGCGGTCCCGCCGCGCCGATCGCGCCGGCATCACCCTTATCGCCTTTCTCGCCGCGTATCCCCTGCAGTCCCTGCGGGCCTTCGGGACCGGCGACGCCTTGCGGCCCTCGCTCCCCGGTCGCTCCTTTCTCTCCCCGAGGACCGGTGGGTCCGGTCGCTCCGGTGGCCCCCCTGTGGTCCTGTGTCGCCCTTGTCGCCCTTCTCCCCTTGCGGACCCTGGTCGCCTTTCGGAAGCCCCAAATTCAAGGTTTTGTCGCTGCCGGCGCCCGTGAGCGACGCGCTTGCCTGTGCGCCGGGGGCGAGCGTGTCCACCGAACCGATTTTCAGGCCGGTGATGTAGTCGCCTTTCGGCTGTTTACCCGACAATGCGTTGTTGAGCGCGTCGATGTCGTTTCTGGTCACGTCGGCGCTGAACGTCCAGGCGTCGAGTTTGAGGCCGGCTCCAGCGTAGTAGGCGTGGCCACCATCCCCGATGGAGGATTCTCCGCTGTTGCCGCCGGCGCTGGCACCTCCGGATTCGTAGGTGACGGTGAGCACGCCTCCCGAAACCTTGACGATCTTCTTGGAGATCTCGGCAGTGACGACGAGGCCCGTGTTGTTGTCACGGCCCGTGACCAGGTCGCCGACGTCCGCGTCGATGCCGTCGGGAATGTCCACGTCGATGGTGCTGGTGTTCCGAAGTTCCTGGAATTTCTGCCTGCCCTTGTCCTCGAGCTCGTCGGCTTCGGCGTTGGACAACTCGTATGTGGCGGTGCGTTCGTCAAGGCCTTTGAGGGTCTGCGTGTGGCTGAACGTGCCGTTCGCGTCGGCGTACCAGTGGATGACGGTACGGTCCTTGAGTTCGCCCTTGCCCAGGCAGATGAGATGGTTGATCGGGTGCGCCGCCTGTTTGGCGGTGAAGTCGATGAGGTCCGAGTCGATGCTGTCGCCGATCGTGCGGACGGGCATGGCGCTCATGGCCACCTTGTCGCCGTCATTACGCAACCGGAGTTTGAGTCCGCTTGCCCTGAGCATCTTGACCAGACCGCTGTACAGGTCCACGTACCGGTCGAACTGGCAGGTGGTCTTGTGGTCGGCGCTTTCGTCGGTGACGGTGAACAGGCCTTGCAATCCCGCACGGCTGACGAGCGTGCGCATGATGACGGGAATCGTGCCGGACAGAGTGAGGTAATCGTTGTTCCCGTCCGGTTCGATGATCTTCGAGGCGAGCACTCCATGCCAGTCGCGGCCATGCCATGTGACGGTGGACAGACCTCCGTCCACGTCGACATCCGTGTCGTCGATGATGCCGCCGTACTCGGTGCCGTCGATCATGATGCGGCTCCCCGCCTTGAGCGCGGCGTCTTCGACCTGCAGGTCGAAGTCGTTCTCCCCGCTACCGAACGCGAGGTCGAGCGTGTATGAGGCGTGGCTCGCCACGGGTTTGCCTGTGGCGTCGGTGACGATCAGGTCCATGGCGGTTCGCTCCTTTCCTCGCAGACCGTCAAGTCGAATTGGAATCCTCCCGGCCAGCTGATCGGCTGTGTTCCGGGCGCGAGCGGTTGGAACACGTACCGGCCGGAATCCTTGCCCGACCCTCGCACGGCCTGCGCGAAGCAGTTTGTGGCGAGACCTGTGCCGCTGACCATGGTGACGGTCCTGACATCGCCGGTGCCGTCGATTTCCAGACGCGAGCCGGATGGCACGGTCACGTCGACCTCGTACCGGTTGTTTCCGATGATGACGTACGGTTGCGCGCATGGTCCGAATATCGTGAGCTTGACCGGCTGCGGGATGGACGTGTCGTTGACGATCTCGGCACCCAATGCCATGCCGGCGAAATCATGCGGATAATCATATGGATAGTCAAGGTCGGCGGTTCCGGAATCGTATCGCGGCGTGAAATGCGTCATGGTCGGACGGCGCCACACGCCATCGGCCAGCACGATGGTCAACTGCGTCTCGACCATCGTGGGCGTGATGGATTGCGGTTCGCTTTTCGTGATCCACGCTTTGGCTTCCCATTCGCCGTCGGCCACGAGCGTGCCCGGGTTCCCGGATGCCATGTCGGCGTCCGCGAGGCGGCGCAGTAGGTCGAGCGTGGCTGGAGAATCGTGGATCTTCACGGTGACTGTCGCCTCGCGTGCCTTGCGGGTGATGCCCGTCATGCCACGTGAGGCGAGGCTGTAGTCCCAGACGCGGGCGCGCAGTCCCGTGAGCGTCTCGCCGTACAGCGGCCCCTCGAAGCCGATGCGCTCACCTGTGGCCGCGCACACGTATTCAAGCGATTGCACTTCTCACCTTCCTTGCGAAGTCGCGGTCCCCTATCGTCGGCGTACACCTGGCGATGATCGATCCGAGGTCGTCGTGCAACGATTCGACGGCCGCGATGAGTTCCCGCAGATCGCCGTCGCCGGCATTGGCGCCGGTGCCGGCCGTGACGTTCAGCCTGCCGGTCTTCGACCAGTCCGCGTCGGAGAGGCTCATCGTGGAGACGAGCGAATCCATGGAACGGCTGACCACATGCGCGGAATCGTCGATGCCCAATGCCATGCCACGTCCGACCATCACGCCGACCTCGTCGCGGAACACACGCGACGGGGAATGGATGCCCAAAGCGTTCTTGGCCTTGTCCACCAAGCCCGACAACGCGTTGGTGATGCTGGAATACAACGAGCCGACCATTCCTGTGATGCCGTTGATCAATCCCTGGATGATGTTGCGTCCCGCGCTGACGAGCCAGCTTCCCGCTCCGGACACCGCGCTCCGGACGGTTCCGCCGATCCCGCTCACGACGCTCCCGACACGGCCAACCATGTTGCTTACGGTGCCGACGATGCCGCCCCAGACGCTCGACACAATGCTTCCGACGCCATTCCACAACGCGGCCCACACGCTCCGGATGGTCGAGCATGCGGCGGATAACACTCCGCTGACCATGCCGATGCCAGCGGAGACGACACCTTGGATGCCGCCCCACACTGCCGACACGATGCCCTGGATGGCCGACCACGCGGCGCTCCAGTTCCCGTTGACGACCGCGAGCGCCAGTTGGATGATGCCTTGGATGACGGCGAGTGCGGTGCTGATGACTGTGGTGATGATGGTCCATGTGCCTTGTACGACGGTGGATATGGTGTTCCATAGTCCGTTCCAGACCGTGCCGATGATGGTGGCGGCGGTTTGAAAGATGGTTTGGATGATCTGTATTCCGGCTTGCAGGAGTGGTGTGATGGTGGTGATGAATGTTTGGATGCCGGTGATGATCGCGGTGAGTGCGGTCATGATGATGGGGCCGATCGTGTTCCAGACGTTTTGGAGGACGGTGGTGATGAGTGTCCATCCGGTTTGCCAGATTTGTTGGATTTGGCTCATGGTCTGGGTGATGAATGTGGCGATGGTTTGCAGGATTGGTTGGCATGCGGTGCTGATCTGGTTCCAGATTCCAGTGAACCATGTGGCGAAGCTGTTCCAGAGTCGTTTGCCCGTTTCGGTTTGGGTGAAGAACCATGTCAGCGCGGCCACGACCGCGCCGATGGCCACGACAAGCATGCCGATCGGATTCGCATCCAAGGCAGCGCTGAATGCCAGCTGCACGGCGGTAGCAGCCTTGGTCACCGAGCTCCACGCCGATTGAGCTGCCTTGACAATATTGAACGAGCCGGCGAGTTGCTTCAGTGCTCCAGCCGCGCTTCCCACGTCGGATAACTTGCCAATCAAATCGAACGTGGCCGTAGCGGTCTTCTCCACACCGGAGGCAGTCGCGGAAATGGCCTTCAGCCCACCGGAAACTGTCTTCAGCCCGGCCGAGACGATATCCCAGCCTTTGACCGCGAGCAATGCAATGGTGATGGCTTTCAGGGCGCCGGACACCAGCGCGCCGTTCTGCTGCGCCCACTGTCCGACCGACTGCAGCCAGCCTCCCACCGTCATGAGCACGCCGGTCAAAGTGTTCAACAGTCCGGCGAAGCTCTGCGCCGCGGAACTGGCGGTGCGCGCGCTGTCGTTGAAGCCGAAGGCCTGCGAGACCGCGGCCGCCAATCCGGAAACCAGCGAGCCCAATCCGGAGATGACGCCGGTCAGGCTTTCAAGGAACGGCTGCAACGCGCCCGTCTCGATGAACGTGTTGACGAACGTCTTCGCCCATCCCGCCGCGTTCGACAACGCCTGCGCGACCGAAGCGACCACTCCCGCGAGCGCGCCGGCGGTTGTGGAGAACATTGTGGCGGCTTCGCCGCCATTGTTGAGTCCGCCTATGAGTGATGTGATTGCGTTCCAGAGGCCAGTGAGTTGGCTTTTGAGGCTGGCCGTCGCCGAGGCGAGCATCTGGAAGCCGGGGATGTTGGAGATCGTGTCGCCAAGGTTTTTGAGTTTCGCCTGTGTGGCGGGTATCGCGTTCTCGAGACCTTGTTGGAGTGCCGCTCCGACTTTTTGCAGGGTTGGTGTGACGGCTGCGGTGAATGTGTCGATGAGTGGAATGGCTTGGTTGAACAGGCCGCGCAGTCCGTTGAGGACGGGCGTGGCTGCGGCCTCGCCGAGTCGGCTCAACGCGGCCTTCACGTTCGCCAGCGCGCCGGTGAACGTCGTGCCGGCGCTCTGGGCGGCGCCGCCCAATCCTTCCTTCATGGCGTCGGCGAAGGTTTGGAAGTCGATCTTGCCGTCCGAGACCATGTCGGACACTTCGGCGCTGGTCTTGTTCAGATGCTTGCCGAGCATCTGGAGGACCGGGATGCCGCTCGACATGAGCTGGAGCATGTCGTCGCCCTGGAGCTTGCCTCGCGCGGCGACGGAACCGAAGATCATGCCGATGTCGGTGAGGCTTCTGCCGCTGATCTGCGCGGTGTCGGCCACGGTCTTGAGGACCTTGGTGAGCTGGTCGCCTTCCTTGATGCCGGATGCTGACAGGCTGGCCGCGACGGTCGCGGCGTCACCCAATCCGAACGCGGTGCCTTTGACGGATGCGAGCGCGTCGTTCATGATCTCGGTGACGCTCGCGCTGTCGTGGCCGAGGCCTTTGAGTTTGGCTTGCGCGTTCTCGATGTTGAGGGCGCGGGTGAAGCCGCCTTTGGCGGCCAATGCGGTGATGCCGCCGGCGAGGGTGGCGATCGCGCCTGTGCCGACCTTGCCGATTTTGCCGAATGCTCCGCCGATCTTCGAGATGAGGGTGCTGGAGCTTTTCTTGGAGGCTTTGTTGACGGCGTCGCCGATGTCGCCTTCGATGCTTTTGCCGAATCCTTTGCCGGATGGTTCGACGTGGACGTATACGACGCCTATGTCCTGTGCTGCCATCGTGTTTCCTTATTCGTAGGTTGGGATTCCGATGGCGGTCGGGATCAGAGGTCGTCGTTGATGTGGAAGTAGGCTTTGAGCCGTTCCCTGTCCTCGCGTTGACGGCGGGTGAGGTTGTGCGTCGGGGTTGGCGGGTGGAGTGGGTCGTGCTCGTGGTCGAACCATGGGCGTTTGCGTTGTCCGGACAGCGTCCAGACCGCCTGTTCGGCTCCGTCGGGCGCGTAGACGGCGTTCTGCAACGCCATCCACGAGTGGCTTGTGTGGTCTTTGAGGATTTCGCGGGTCAACGCCCAGGCGAGTCCCCAATCGACTCGTGGACGTTGGCCTTCAACCCATTCCTGGAAGCGTACGGGCCTGTATATCTGCCCGTACGCTCGGATCCAGTCGTAGGCTAGCGCCGCGCGGTGGTTGTTCCAGAGGTGGGCGAGGTAAACGCTTTTGGGTCCAGTCCGGATTCCTCGGCCCACGCCTTCACCGTGGCGATGAGGTAGGCGATCGGACGTTCCGTCTTGCGTAGCACGTTCCAGAAGTTCGGCTTCATCGCCTGGAAGTACGCGAGGAACGCGGCCATGCACGCGCTGGTCTCCTCGTCGGAGAGCGTCGGCCTGCTCTTGATCAGGAGGATGGTCTGCACGAGTTCGATGGGCAGTTCCGCGTTGTTGAGGTTCGGCAGGTCGAGTTTCACGCCGGCGACCTCGAGGTGCACGTCGGGCTTGAGCTCCTCGGCGTCGGAAAGGTCGACTTCGACCATGTGGTAGGTGTTGTCGCTCATGTTGTCTCCGTTCTGATGTTGGCGGTTGGTAAAAGGATCCCGTGCCGTCGACCGCCATCGGCGGCACGGGAAGAATCAATGGGTCACTTGGCGTCTTCGGTGACGAGGCCCCATGCGTGGAACTGCTCGCCGTTAGTGCCCTTGAGCATCTTGAACGTCATGCTGAAGTTCATGATCTCGCTGGATTTCAGGCTCACGTCGTCACGGTCGCTCACCTTCGCGTTGGTGCCGTACAGGAGGAACGGACGGTCCTGCTGGTCGAGCGCGACCAGCACGAGGATCCACTCCTTCTTCAATCCGGCGCCCTTGATGCTGATGCCGCCGTCCGTTTCGACGTCCACGTCGAAGTAGGCCGACACCACATCCTTGCGGCCCTCCATGGCGGCGAGCTGCAGGGTCCAGTAGCCCGGATCCGTGTCGGACAGCACGATGTCGCCGTTGTGGGCCTTGTAGTCGGTGCTGTCGCCCGGTTCCGGATGCAGTACGGCGCCGTCCTCCGTGGAGTAGCCGATCGGCTTCTTGCTTGCCGGCGGGGTCCAGGCCACTCCGGTCGGAGCCACGAACGTGCTGTCGCCCTTGGGGAACAGGAACAGCGCGTAGTTCTTGATCAGGCGCACGTTGCCTGCGGTGTTGCCGCTGGACACGTACCCGTAGTCGGTCGCGCCCTGCGCGGCCTGCGCGCTGGGCGTGGATGCCGCCTGCGCGGCGACGGTGGTTTTTTCGTTGTTGTCAGACATTCGTCTGCACCTTTCCGTTCTTCGCGTGTGGCGGCACGTTGTCTTTTGTTGTGTTTCAGTTGACGGTGACCTCGAGCAGGAGCACGCCGTACGCGCACACCAGCCTCTTGTCCTCGTCAGTCATGCGTACCGGCCCGGATCCGAGTGACGCGTCGATGAGCGGCGCGACGTTTCCGAGCCCGATGATCTCCCTCGCGATGTCGGCCCACAGGCGTGCGGCCTTGTCCCAGTCGCCCGTATGGTCCTCTCTCATGCATCGCACGCTCAACCGCAGCCGCACGTACTGCGAAATTGGGGTGCTCATGCCCTGCATGGAGTCGGCCAGAGTGGCTTCGGTGAAGGGCGGTTCGAGGTCGGCTCGTTCGATGGTGTCGAACGTCACGTCCGGGAACAGTGTCCTCAGTTTGGGCAGGAGCAGCGGCTCCGTGCGGCGGGGAGTGACCGGGATGCTCATACGCGCATCCTTCCGAGCGTGTCCTCCAGCGTGCCGTGCGCCTTCTCCACCGGTGCCGGGCAGATGATCGCCACGCCGCTACGGTTCTTGCCGTCATGGTCGCGGACCATGCAACGGTCATCCGCTACGGCGGCCTCGGCCGCGTCCCTCATGCGCGAGCGCAATGTCTCGTTTTTGAGGACCTGTTGGCTGAACGCCTTGCGGTTGAATACGAATCTGCATCGTTTGGCCATGGTTTATCCTTCCCGTTCGCCTACGGTGATGACGTCGCCGATGTGGCGTCCGTGGATGTTGTTCCACACTTGCGGTTTGCCTTTGACGGGCAGGAGGATGCCTCTGACTTTGATCAGGTCGGCGGCCTGGATGCCTGATGGTTGGCTACCGCGGATGTGGATCGTGTATTCGATGGTCTGCGGGCTGGCGTTCTCCTCGGTCTGGTCGGTGGTGGAGGTTGGGGCGACCAGCGCCTGGAACGTGCCGACGCGGGCGGGTTTGCCCTGGATGGGGTTGCCGTCCGTGTCGGTGGTGGGCTGGCCGCGCCAGATTTCGATGGTTTCCACTAGGACGTCTCCCCCGTTGCCATGTCGACGCTGAACGCGCGTTGCGCGTTGATGCCGAGGATGCGTTTCTCGTCGTCGCGCAGCCAGAGATCGCCGGTGGGCGCTCCGAAACTGTATTGTTCGCTGAAGCTGCCGGTGGTCTGGTTCATCTGCGTGATGCCGCCGGGAATGTCGTACGGGTCGGCCTGCATGATCCTGCGGACGATGTCGCAGGTGATCTTCGTCAACAGTCGTGGCCGTTCGTCGAGGAGCCGCCGCCAGTTCGGGGAGCGTTCCTTGATGTAGTCGGTCACGTCCGCGAGATGCGTGTCGGCTTTCTCGCGTTCCTCGTCGGTGAGCTTGTGCCACCTCCGTTCGAGATCGTCGGAGGTGGCGAACATGTCGGGCTCGTCCGTCATGGTCACTTCTTGTCCGGCAGTTTGACCGCCCCGGCGGATACGAGGCCGGCGATGGTGTCGTCGAACTGTTTCGCCAACGTGTTGAACGCGGTGACGAGTTTGTCGAATTCGTCCTTGGTCGGAGTGTCCGCCGCGGCCTCGGCGATGTTGCTGTCGACGTTGCCGATCGCTTGTTCGGGCGCGTACTGCTTAATGCCGCCGAGGGTGTCCTCGCCGGCCGCCGGCAGCTCGTAGGCGCTGGATCCGGCGGAGAAGTCCGTGCCATCCTTGTTGACAAGGCTCACCTGCGCGTCCAACGGTCCGATCGCATGCTTCTTCTTACCTGACGGATTGACCACAAGGGTCTGGATGGGGAAACTCATCGTTCACCTCATTCCGTGGCCTTGAGTACGGCGAACGCCTTCGGATCGATGATCGCGAACGCGTACATCGCCTCGGTGCGGTATGCGATCTGGTTATGGGCCTTCAGGTCCACGCCGGTCTGGTCCGGATCGCCGTAGGCGATGATCTCGCTGGTCAGATCGCGGACCATGCCCCATTTGATGAGGCTGAAATCTCCCATGAACGCGAGCACCTTCGTCGGGGTCTTGGCCAGTCGGCCGTTGACGGTTCCGGAGGTCGCGGCGGTGATGCCGTCCAGGCTGCCGGCCTGCAGGTTCAGCGGGATCTCCGGGTAGAAGCGCATGCCGGTGGAGGGGACGCGCAGCTTGCGCAGGCGGGACGCCCAGGTCTTGGACAGGGCGACACCGTTGATGTCGTAGGAGTCGTTCAGCGCGTCGGCCAAAGCGTCCACGTTGCCGATCTCATCCTCGGTGGCGATCACCTGCACGGCAGACGTGCTCAATGGGTCGAATCCGGAGAGCGCCTCACCGGTCTTGGGGTTGATCGCATGGTAGATCACGTAGTCGAGGGCGCGGCCCAGTGCGGCTGCCTGATCGGCCTGGATGCTGCGGATGATCTGCAGCTGGTTGTCCTCGTCGGCCCACTGGAGTTCGCTGGTGACGCGGGTGGTGGTCTGCACCTTGAAGCGCTTCGCCACGACGGAGTCCACGGTCTGCTCGTAGCTGCTCTTGACCGCGCCTTCGGCCACTACCTCGGCTTCGCTCTTGCCGTTGAACACGAGGTAGTCGGCGTCGGAGAAGATCTGTGGCGTGCTGGGGCTCAGGGACGCGATGGTGCTGGTGTCCTTGGCCTTGTTCACGATTTCGGTGGCCACGCTCACGGGGAGCTTGATCTGGTCTGTTTTCATCGCCATGATGGCTTGTCCTTTCGGATGGTTGGGTTATTCGCCTAGGAGCTGGTGGATGTACGAGAGCTCTTCGGCGTCCTTGTTGTTGTTCTGGTGCGATGGAGAGCCCGTCTGGTTCCTCACCTGAGGCGGCTTGGATGCCGGATGCAGCGCCGCGTGCAGGAGGTCCGCATGCGCCTCGAGTTCCTCCTTGGTTCCGCCGCGCAGCAGTTCGGCCGGAACGTCCTTGTCTTTGGCGACTTCGGACACCCATTCCGCGTGCTGCTTCTCGGCCGCGGCGTCGTCGATCTGCTTGCGCAGCGCCGCGTTCGATTCCTTGAGTTTGTCGATTTCGCTCTTTCCGGCGTTCTCCATCTCGTCGAGTTTCATGGCCTTGGACTTGAGCTCGTCGTAGTCCTTGTACTTGCCGCGCTCCTTGGCCAGTCGCTTCTCGACGATCTGGTCGACCTGTTCCTGGGTGAACGACCTCGGCTCACCGCCATCGCCACCGTCATTGGAACCGCCCTCGTCGCCACCGCCGTCGATGAGACGGATGTGTGCCGGGAATCGGAATCTGATGGACATGCTGCTCTCCTTTGCTGTTTCCCGTGGATTCGAGTTCGACCGCGCCACGGTGCGCTGTATGGTCCTCCCACGCGATACGGCGCATGGTCGCCGCCAACCTGAATGGCTGGCCGAGTGGTGGATGCAGGATTCGCACCTGCGCGGCTGTGAAGCGCCCGAGTTACAGTCGGGTCCATTCGTCTGCTCTGGCAATCCACCGAAATCAATGGTTTTTGGTAAAATAGAAGTACCGGAGGTCCCGTGCAGACTTGAAATAATAGCCTATTCGTGCGGGAGTGCCTCCGGGTTTTTATTGCAGCTCGATTTCTCTCATCCCGTTGTTGTCCAATAGGAACAAACGTCTGATCTTGTTTTTCTTATGCAGCGCGTTATAGCGGGAAAGTTGCGTCACCAGTTTCTCCGGAGCCGAGTATCCAGTGAGATCCACAATGAATGCATCCTTCACGACACCATGCTGCTCGGCTTTGGATACCGCTTTTGAGATGTTCTTCGAAATGGATCCGTAGTCTGGGCGTTTTTGCCGAGATGACTTAACCTCGCACTCAAGGTCTTGCTCAATCCATTTCAAGTCATTCGTCGATTTGTGCCCCAAAGTATCGCGTGGAATCCATTCGTAATGCTGTCCGAGTGACTTGAAATGTTCCAGGAACACGATTTCATGCATCTCAAGGACGTCTGCGTCTACTGGGACGCCAAGCGCCTTCTGCCTTCCATCCCATCCTTTCTTGCTTAATGATTTCTCGTCGCGCATGCCGGTGAAATCATGTTCGACTTTGAAAGACGCACGTTTCTTCGGCATGATCCCGTCGCTCAATTGCTTAGGGAACTTATGACGCATAACGAATGTGACGGCATTCGCGTCGGCCGAATCCAACTTGATTCCGGCTTCCTCGGCGGAGGACTTCCAATTCTTTCCCAATGCGTTGCCGTTGATGGCTTGCACGGCCTGATCGTACATGGCTTTATACTTCGCTTGGTCATAGCCGAAGATCTTGTCCTTGCCCCAGCTGCACACGGGAATGCAACGGCATTTGCCGTTATGGAAAGAGCCGCCGAAGTCCGCGCTTTCCTCACTGGTGTATGCGAATCCTCGGCTGGCGAGCATCACGCAAAATGCACAAGGATTGGAGCCTCGTGGGACGCGTGCCCATCCAGGATGCGTCTCGTCGGCGTCGCGGTTGTTCTGCGTGGTCAATCGTACAGACCTGCTCATCATGTCGGCAATGAACTGCTGCCAGTCGTCCACCGTCTTCAGGTCGGGCCAAAGGTCTTCAACAGTCAGCCCGTTGGCGTTGCCATGCTTCAAATTAGTGTAGTTATGCCCATTCCAATCGGTTCCAGTGAAACCGCCTACCTGACGGTATAGCACTTCATATTCGTCGCAAGTAGATGAGACGTAGGGCGGCATTTTGATGCCGGCGTATTTCTGCCACAGGTTCCTGGTGTCAGTGTAGTACCTGCGTGATCGTTCGGACGCATCGCGGGTGTACCTGAGCACTATGTCTTGTCGTTCCAACGGTTTCGCGGATTCCATCGCGTCGGTGGCGTCGTCTGTCAGATTCTCAAGATCAGTCTCGTAATCCCTATGCAGTTTCTCCAGTTTCTGACGAAGCTGCGCTTTCGCCGGTTCCGGCAGATCCAGATTGTTCAGATCCATCCGTCACCTCCGAGGACGCCGCGCTTCTGTCCATGAGCTGGTCGATGCGTTGTTCCGATTTCTGCCGTTGCTGGTCGGCGCGTAGGCGGGTGATTTCCTCGCGGGTCAGGCCGAGACGTTCGAGTCCGACATCGGAGTCGGCGTAACCGGTGATCTTGTCGGCGATCTTCGTGAACGCGTCGGCGCGCGCCGCGTCGGAGATTTCCCTTGTGGGCGCCCATACCGGATGCACGTCGCGTATGGAGTCGGGTATCGTGTTCGCGCCTTCGCGCAATGCCACGGCGATGCCCATGGCCCGTTTGAGTTCCCGCCCGAAGGCCACGTTCTGCTTGTCGGCGATGCGCGTCAACCGTCGTTCGGCGGATGCCATGGCCTCGGCGCTGGTCGGATTGTCCAACGTGATGCCCAGATAGTCGACCGGCACTCGGGTCTGCGAGGCGACGAGCATGGCCAAGGTCTTGAGCATGTCCGAATGGGGCGTCATGGACGCCTGCTGCACCTGATGCAGTTGGGGAAGCTCTCCGTTCTCGTCCGCGGTGATCGCGTTGATCGCCTGGATGAGACTCGTCCATGTGTTGCTGCTGAACGCGTCCCTGTTCGCTCCGATGAACCAGAGTTTCGGAACGGAATAGAATTCGGCCGACGCCTCCATGCGGACCACGGTGCGGAATCCGGCGTCGACGAGGCTCATGAGCGAACGGCTGATGCGGCTGTGGCCGAATGGCCGGTCCATCTGCCTGTCGTAGGCGAGCGCGACGGCAGTCGGCTGGTCGAAGTTCGTTTCGATTTTCTCCGCCCGCCATGGGGTCAGGTGGCCGGAGCATTCGTAGACCTTGCCGGGGAGCCACACGTTGAACGCGCAGATTCGTCCGTCCTTGTCGTCCTCGGTGATGGTCAATGCCGCGGCCAGACGGTGGTTGCGTCGGTCCCAGATTCCAGCGGACCAGTCGGCGGAGCGTGGGATCATGCTGATCCGGTCCGGATTCTCCGGGTCTGCGGCGATGGTCAGGAAGCTGCATGAGTGCTTGTAAGCGGATACGATCAGTTCTGACGTGGCCACGTCCAATTGGTTGTCCTCGAACAGGTCGTTGACGCCCATCGTGTCGTCGCCGGATACGCTGAACCCTTCCAGGTCGCTCAGGTCGCTCAATGATCGGACGGCCAGTTCGGGCCATCCGATCATCGCCTCGACCTTGTTTTTGATCTGGTCGGGGATGGAGATTCCGAAGTCTTTGAATCGTTCCTTGCAGTCGTAGTAGGCTCCGCGGATCAGGTTGCGTGGGTATTTCTCACGCCACACGCGCAACAGTTCGTGGATGATGGGCATGTCCTCGTCGTCGACGCCGAGGATGGTGCCGACGTTTCCGCTTGCGGTGTCGAGGTAGCTGCTGCCGGTGAATTTCGGAGCGACACTTACCGTTGTGCCGTCGGCCATGTAGAACACCATCAGAACATCACCTCCTGTCGTCTTCCCGGATGTCGTTTCGTCGTGAACGCCCCATACAGGGCGAGAGTGGTGGACACGAGCGGCGTGATGTCGACATCACTGCCGAGTTTGTTCCAAGCGATCGCGCCGGACTGTCCAAGAGGCCGCGTGGTGGCGCCCTTGACGGCCGCGGCCAGCTGCGGCTGGTATTCGTCCCGCGGGTGCTTGAGCGTTCCGGCTTTGAGCATGTCGAGGAACCGGCCGCATGCTCGGCCCATCTCCTGCATGTTCGTGACCGTGACCTTCACATGTGCTTTCTTCAGTTCGGGCAGCAGGCTCATGGCGGGCGACTGCGCGTCGATGACCACGCTGGCGGTCTTCGGCCAATGTTCGGCGAGCCAGTCCACGGCCCACATGGTTCCCGCCTGCCGCGCGTCCTTGATGTTCGCCATCTGGATGATTGCCGAACCGTCCGCGTACCGTAGCGCGGCTCCGATGGTCAGCACGCTCCTGTCCGGAGGCATGTCGATGCCGAAGCTCACCGTGCCGCCCTCGGGCACGTCGTCGATGGCCGCGGCCTGCCACAGGTCGGGGCTGATGGCGTATGCGGTGGCGGTCTCGCCCCATATGCCAAGCGCCTCGCGACGGAACGAATCCTCCGACAGGTTGTTGCGCATGCGCATGATTGCCTGTTCGCTTGTACGTTTCGGATAGCTGGGATTCGCTTTAGCCCACTGTTCGCGGTCGTCCGAATCCGCGTCCTTGTCGGCGGCAAGCTCCACGTAGAGGAGGTTTCCGTCATGGTTCAGCGCGTGCATGCGTTTCTCCGTGAACGCATCGCACTGGTCTCCCGGCTTGGGTGGATTGCCCATATACACGACCAGGGGGGTTAGGACTCGTGTTCAAAACCGGAATCATGTTGTCCATCGCGCGCACTGTGAGGATCTGCGCTTCGTCGAACACGGCCACGTCCACGCTGTGCAATCCTCGGCCGAAACCGTTTTCGCGGGCGCCGAACATGATGCGGCTGCCGGACGTGAACGTGATCTCCTGTTGGCCGTTTGCTCTGCGGATGCGTTCCACGTACCGGCCGAGCACTGGATTATGCTCCATCTCGCACATGTCCGCGAATGTCTCGTCGCTGGTGCGCGTATGGTGGGCGGTCCAGATGGCTTTCAGGTTCGGTGTGAGTATCGCCTTGAGGAACAACGCGGTTCCGACGGTGAAGGTCTTGCCGATCTGCCTGCAGCTGGACAGCACGGCGCCGTCCGCGCCACACGCATACTTGCCTTCCGCGTTCTTGGCGAACAGAAGCCACAAGAAGCCCTGCTGCCACAAGTCGAAACGGATGCCGGCCTTGCGCGCGGCTTTGTTGATTCGCGTGAACTCGCTGCCGACGATGCCTTCCGGCTGGCGCAGGATCTTGGCGATCTCAGACAATCGACGCTCCGACATCGTCCGTCACCTCGTCTTCCTCATCGTCCAACAGGTCGGTCAGACCGCCGCCTTGGAGCGATTCGATGCGTTCGCATACGTCGATGAGCTGGCGGCTGATCGCAGGCAGTGCGTTTGCCGGTGTGGACGTGTCATCCATGGCCTTCTGCAGTCGGTCACGGTTGGCGCGCAGCATGTCCAGCATGCTGCCGTCCATCATCCTCTCGAAGCTCCGCTGGTCGAGATCCCTTTCCGGCTTCTGTTTCGTTTCCACGGCTTTGACGGGCGGCTTACCGTTCCGGTCCTGTGCGGGCCGGTTCTTTTTCCGACGCCGATAGTCTTTCTGCCTGCATTTCGCGGAGCAATATTTCTGTTGGCTGCCCTTGCCACTTGGCCTAAATTGCTTACCGCATACTTCGCAAATCATTGCGTTTCCTTCATTCCAAAACCAGTGAGGAACCCGAGTTCTTCGCGCAATCTTGTTGCAGCAGCTTCCGCCCGTGCAAGCGTCTTGAATGGACCTCTCTTGTATGCCTTCCTATTCTTGATAACCTCAACTTGCCATGCTTTTCGATCGTTACGCCAGTAGACACCACGGATTCCGGATTTGCTGTTCTTATTACAGGAAACACGATATTCGGAATTCTCCTGAACCGTTACTGCTCTCAAATGGTCTGAATTAACGCATGAACGGTTGTGACAGATATGATCAATCACCATCCCATCTGGGATAAACATGTTATGAGTCAATGCATATGCGAAGCGATGTGCCGGAACGGACGTCTTTGCCAGACGGAATGTGCCATATCCCTTTGGGTGATGAGCACCGTTCCATTCCCAACATTTACTAGGGTCAGTGCTTCTGAAGTATTTATTAAATCGTTCTATGTCAGATGCTGACGCTTTGAAAAAAGGCCATATTCCGCCTTTCATTCAACGTATGCGTAACACAATTCGTTACGCTTAAATTTCAAGAGAAATATCGGCACTGCACCCGAGGCTCCCGTAAGGGGTATACCCGAGGTCCCCGCCCTGGTCATCGGAGGTCAGATACCGAACGTTTTGAACGGCATCGAGCTTGATTTCACTTCCTGTCTGCCAGCCAGCAGCGCTCGTGCGTGTTCGTCTGTCTTGTCGCTCTTCATCCTGTTGCATCTGCGGTGCGTGAGCCTGCAGTTAGTGAAGCTGTATGGATCACCGCCACGTGAGACCGGTACGAGCTCGTCGACTTCGGCGCTCATCGGATGTGGTGTCTTCAATGTCTTGTCGACTGGCTTGCCACAGATGGCACACACGTCGTATGCGGCCAGCACTCTTGCCCTGAGCTGTCTGCGCCGCCAGCCGTTGCTGACACGCTCGTTACGCCGCTTGCTCATGTGGCCTCCCCACATGTATGAGCCCCGGGGTGTCATGGATGCATCAATGATTATCTTCGCCGTTGGCTTGCTGGAATGCCGGTATAGGGGCTCCCGTATATGGACACTCCCGTGTCTTGTAGGGGCTCCCCATCATCTGCGAATACCCCTACCACGGGTTTGTTTCATGGGTGCCTTCGGCGGGATTCGAACCCGCGTCCACACGCGGCCACAAGGAAGAGAATCCAATAAAGACTCGCGGCCGGTACGATCTACCACTGATTCCTACGAAGGCATACCGGCAGGCGGATTTGAGCATCACCGCATCACGGAAGCACGGGATTGGCTTGCCTGCCACATTGGGGTATGTCCACTCTGACGGGAGTGGGCGGAGCGTGTCCGATATGCCGTTCGGACAGGACGGGACTGCAACCCAGGGAGTTAGGAGAATCCATGGCGGATATGAAAAGGGTTCAAACCAAGTCACCTCGGTTTGAACCCTCTAATCCACTGACAATTCTGCGTTGCACTTTCGATTTTGTCAAATCGAATCGCAGCGCAGCACCTGCCGATGCACGTCCGAAAGCCTGTACAATGGCCGTCCCTTATCGTTCTCACCGGCCGGCTGAAGCCTGCCACGCTTACGCCACGAGCGAATCGTATTCGCATTGCACTGGAACCCGCATTCGCGCAGCAGCTCAGCACACTCCCCCGCCGTGAACGCCCTGCCCGATTCGATGCACTCCCGCAGGAAACCCAATCGCACATCGACCACGCGATAAGCGTTGCCGCACACCGGACAATCAACGCTCACCGCGCCGACCTCCGCACTCAGCTCCACTCCACACAGAGGATTCAGGCACCTGCCGATGCCGTGCCTGGATGGTGGCACGTCGATGATGCCCAGCGTCTTGCGCGCCAACCGCTCCCAGTCATGCCAAATCAAACCAATGTCCGGCAGTCGGTTCAACCGCTGGCAAGACCAGCATGCCTTGAGCATGTCAGCGACTGGCGGGACCGCGATGCTTGTGACCCATGGCATGGCCGGCGGCGCATACAATCGACACCACAACGCCATCACCGCATCCTCGATCTCCTGCAGATGGTCAACGACCGAGAGTCTGATCGGCGTGGGCGCGGACGGCAGGTTGACACGTCCAGGCTGGTGGCCTCCGTAATGCGCCGTCGAATCCAGAAACTCGCGCAAGGCATGGATCCAGATGGGATAGTCGTGGATCCATCCCCTCAAAGTGTTCTCGCACTTGTCGCACATCGTGGCTTGAATACGGCACTCCCCGCCGCACACTTGGCACATGCCGGCGAGCGCTGGATTGTTTTGGTTGGTTTGTGTTGGTTGGGATTCGTTGGTTGGTTCGTTCATTTGTTCGATTCCCTCCGGCGGTGTAGTCTGGTTTGTGGTGATGCCAGGAGCCCGGCCGGAAGGTCGGGTTTCTTGTTATTCGCGGGTGTGTTGGATGATCGCTTTGATTTCCTCTTTGGGGACTTGGGGCACCAGTGGTGCGATCTCATCGAGGCTGTATCCGGCCTGATGCCATTTGACGATCATGTCTATGAGGACTTTCTTCACTTTCATTTCGTTTCCTTCTTGTTTTTTACGCATTCCGGGCAGAGGCTCTTCTTGAAATCGTCTGCATTTACCTGCCATCCCTCGTATTCGAGCCGGTGCAGCGGTCCGACGTCCCACTTGCGGCATTCGCGGCATGCGAGATGGCGGTGGTTCGGACAGAGGCTGTCGCATGGATAATCTCGGTCGATGTGCCATCCCGCGGCTTCCAGTTCGTCCGGCGCTCCACTGTCGGTGATGTCGCAGTCATGGCATTCGACGTGCCAGTGGCGCGGGCAGTAGTGCCTGCCTTGGAGCTCGTCGCATTGCCAGCCGTGGTCGGCGGCCTCGTTGTCGGCGTCCTCGTAGGTCGCGTCATAGACGGAAAGTCTTGTGTGGCACTCGTCGCAGACGACGAACAGCTCATGGATTTCCTGGTAGCTCATCTTGCCGGCTCCTTGTCGGCTCCGCTCACATGGCTCCAGTCGCATGACAGGCCGCCCTGCTTGTAGTCCGAGTAGACGACGCAGTCCACTTTCCTCTTGTCGGTCAGGGTGATGACGCATTCACGAAAGTCTCCGTCTTCGTCCTGGGAGCACTGCGATTCGATGGACCTGACCTCATGCGCTGGCGTTGAAGGCTCCGACGCGCTTCCGCATCCGGCGAGCGCCATGCATATGACGGTGATGGCGAGTGTGATGCGTGTTGTCTTTCTCATTTTGTTTCCTCCTAGTGTTTGCGCCATTCGCCGTTGGCGTATCGGTTCCATCCGCGGATCGCGGTTTTGATGCTGTCGTCCTGGGTGGTGATCCAGACGGCGTTCGGACATCCACGGCATTTGGCGATCCAGATGCAGTGCATCGTGGCTCCGATGATCCGGGCGTATGGTTCGATGCTTGGTTTCCTCGTGCCGCAGTAGGGGCATGGACTGGTCCTATGCCATTTCCTGGCATGCGATATGGTGTTTTTCATGGTTTGCCTTCCGTGATGACGACGGCGCGGATGCCGTCCGAGGTTTTGTTCGTATGGTGGCGCAGGTCGCAGTCGATGACATGCAGGCCGATGCCCCGGTATTTCAGGACCGCGTGGACCGGACTCAACCGAATCAGATCCAACGGGCCGTCCAACGTGACATCCATGCCGGTGAGCGCGATGCATCGCCGGCCGATCAGGTCGGCGGGATTCCGGTACTGCCACGCCATATGCGTCTGGACCGTCATGGCCTGCCTCCGATCCAAGCGACCAGGACGGCCACGCACAGGAGCATCATGGCGGCCACGGTCATCACCATGCTCCCTTCAGGAGCTTGCGGTACCACCGATAGTCGGAGATGTCACGACGGATGCAATCACGCACCCTGTGCGAACCGGCATGCCCCTTGTACGGATCCTCGGGACAGTCGATGAACCGCAGGTAGCGGCGGAGCGTGGTCAGGTCGAACTTGCGGTAGGACAGCCACCTGTCCGGGTTCAGGTCGAGTCGTTTGAGGAAGTCGATGTCGAAGTCCACGTTCGTTCCGGCCGGAACCAGCATGAAGCGTTGCGACAGGGAGTCGAGATACTCCTCCGCGGCGTTCGCGACCGCTTCCACGCAGTCGTTCCTGTCGGAGCCGTTCAGCAGTTCGAACAGCAATCCATTGTCCGTGTGCATCGAGAACGCGACCGGGCTCATGTCCAACAGGTCGAGATAGTCCGGTCTGATGATGCGATGCAGGGATCCATACGAATGTTCGCCCAGCACGTCGGTGCATTCCATACCGAGCTCCAATGGCAGGCTTTTACGCCTGTCCACGCCCGTTGTCTCGAAGTCGAGCCAGAGCAGCGCCTCCGGCTTCACGTTCAGATCTTCGTCCTGTTTCCTCATGATTCTTCCTTCCAATCGCTTTGCCATCCGATGATCTCGATTTGCGTGAGCCGTTGCGCCGTGCCGTCATCCAACAGCCACCACCAGTCGCCGTTCCAGTCGCGTATCGGCGCGTTGAGCGGATCACGCCAGCTCGGGATGATGTAGCCGAACCGTTCCGCCTCGGCCGGATGCGCGTGCGCCCAACCATGGCAGCCGGTCGTGCCCGACCCGCACAGTTCGACGATGTTGCACGGCAGGTCACGCATGGTCGGGTTGGCTCGTCGGCGCAACTGCCGGTGGTGGCCGCTCCTGCCCGGCCAGACGCTCGGGTCGTGCAGGTTGCGTCCGCAACGCATGCAATGCCAGCCCTGACGTTGCAAGGCGACGCGTTTCGATTCCTGGAATTGCCGGTCGCTCATCGTCGCTCCCTTCCGATTTGTTCGAGCAGGCCGATGCAGGTCGAGCAGTCGCGTTTGATATCGCGGACGAGGTCAAGGTCCATATCGGCGAGCGCCGGACCTTTGAGCGCGTCGAGTTCCAATCGGTCCGCGGATTGGATGGCCGAGGTGAGGATGCCGGCCATGTGTGCGATGGTCATGGCGTTCATGCCGCCGCCTCCTGTTCGAACAATTGTTCGGCCAATACGTCGCCGGGCACGTTCGCGAGCTGACGGCGCAGCATGTCCGGGTCCACGCCCTGGTTGAGCAGGTCGGCGACCTTGCATGCGAGCTCCATGTACGTGTCCGTGCCCTCGCAGGCTATCGGGCCGAGCACCCGTTTGACCTCTTCACTACCCCACGTGAACCGTCGGCGAGCGTTGGAATCCTTTGGTGTGGCGAATCCGCGTTCCTTGCCTTTGATGAGCCAGTTGCGGTATTTCGCGTTCCAGTCGGCCGAGCGTGCTCCCGAGTCGAGGGCCCTGTCGCGGAATTTGTCGGCTTCGATGTCGCAGTCGATGCCGAGCCTGTCGGCGAGCGCCCGGTGTTCCTCAGAGGGTTTCCAGTCGGCTGGTATTGGGATTTGTTTTCTCGCGCGCGCGTTACTCTCTCTAGGTTCTATATACGGTTCTTCCTTAGTTGGGTTCTTGTGCAAACATGTTGCACTGCTGTTTGCACACCTGTCCGCTGGTTTTTGCACCCCTCGTTGCACTGGTGGTGTGCAATCTGTTTGCACTGGTGGTGTGCAGTCATGTTGCACTGCTTGTTTGGCGGTTTCGAGGGGTGCAGTTTTTGCACTCCTGCCCATGTTGAGGTTCCAGACGGTCGGCTTGTATCCGCCGAGGTTGGAGACGATGCGCTGGTCTCCCCTGCTGATCAGCCCGGAGGCTTCGAGGTTCTTCAACGCGTAGGAGACGGTGCGCACGCTGCATCCGGCCAACCGGCCTATCGTGCTCCTGCTCGGCCACGCGCCACGACCCTGCTGGTCGGCCATGTCGGCGAGGATGAGAAGCACACGGAAATCCGAATACTTGATGTCCGAGGCCACCTCGTATATCACCCATGTCAATGCTTGAAGGCTCATGATTCATCCTTAGAATTCCGGTTCCGATTCCGGCTTGCCGAAATCACCGAACGATGACGATTCGCCTTGTGGCGAGCCCCACGGGTCGGACGGCGGCAACGAAGCACCGGCAGCGGTGGCTCCGCCCGTATAGCCCGCCGGAGCGGAGGACGGATTGCCATACGCTCCAGCCGTGCCACGCTGCGCCTTGGTCACCTGCGCGGTCGCATATCTCAAGGAAGGCCCGATCTCATCGACCTGCAACTCCACGCTCGACCGTTTCTGATGCTGCTCGTCCTCCCATGAATGCTGCGTCAGCCTGCCCTGGGCGATCACACGCATGCCCTTTGCCAGGCTTTGCGCGCAATGTTCGGCCATGTCGCGCCACGCGGAGCAGCGCATGAACAAAGCCTGACCGTCTTCGAACTGGTTCGTGTTACGGTTCCAGGTGCGCGGGGTTGAGGCAATCGTGAAGCTGGCAACGGCTGCGCCGCTACCAGTGGTACGAATCTCCGGATCCGCGGTCAGATTGCCCACCACCGCGATAATCGTCTCACCAGCCATTAGAACCTACCTTTCACGGCGAGAGTCTTGATGATGCGGATGGTCTCGCCACCATCCCTGGTCTTCACCATGTGCGACAACTGAGCCTTCGCGCCCTGATGGAAACTGTCACCAGGCATCACCTCCAACACCGGCATGGCGACCTCGGACACGAACCGGCCCACCAGTCCGTTGAAACGCACGCCCAACGATTCGAGGATCACCAGCTCCTTCCACGCCTCGGTCTCCATCGCCCGACGGCACGCGCCGGCCACCGCCCTGTCACCACTCGTCATCTTCTTCGTGTCGACGTCCTTGACCGGAGCGTTCGGACTGAAATGCCAATGCGGCAGAATCTCCTTCATCGGTTCCTCCCTTGACCTTGATTGATATGAGATTGATTGATACGAGCCGGACCGCTGGGCGCCATGACAGCAAAGAAGCACGCCCATCGTTCCCACACCACCAAGAAAGCTGAACGAAGCGGGGATGCGGGCGGCGTTGACGGTCCGGCCAAGCGCCGGCGGCGGGATTCGAACCCACAGCGGACGGCGTGACAGCGGAAGACGTGAGAGTGCATGCGTGAAATGCAATGTGAGATGAAGGG